CAGCATAACAGCGGTTTGGCTGTTGACGTTCACACCGCCAGTGGTCCTCGTTTGAAATGGTTGATTGACAATGTTAAAACATTTGGTTTTAGTTGGGAAGTTGTCCCAGAAGAGCCGTGGCACTTGCGATATGTATGCGGTGATGCAGTTCCTACTGCTGTTAAAACATACATGGATAAAAACGGTATTAAAGCCCCAGAAGTGAAAGAGGCTGCTCCCGTTGCCGCTCCTGCTGCTGTAAATACAGACGATGCTTTTAAACTGAAATTGGGAGACAAGGGTGACAAAGTAAAGCAGATGCAGGAATTGCTCACTAAAAAGGGCTTTGCTTGCACGGTTGACGGGGACTTTGGACCTGCTACCGAAAAAGCCCTCAACTATTTCAAAAAGTCTGTTAGCCTACAAATCAATGGTGTTTGCAATCAACGCACATGGGACGCCCTCATTGCGTAGTTCGTTTACAACTTGGAGCACAACATGGACAAGTCGTCGTTACTGACCGACCTTACAGACCAATCAAAAGAAGACAAGCATTATCCTTGTAAAATAGGTAGGTTAATTGAGTCTTTAGATGGTGATGAGCGTGAGGCATTGGTAAAAGCCATTGACCTTATTCGCACGTCAAACTTCAATGGTAAGAACAGGTCGCATAGCAGTGTGTGGCTTGCTAAAGTGTTACGTAAGAACGGTTATCAAATAAGCGTAAGTACAGTGCAACGACACGTAAACAAGGAGTGCTCTTGTGACCAATCTGAAGGATGACTTGAACGGACCAGAAAAACGTGAAAAGGTGTTGGGCGATTTGCTTGATTTGCTCAAACGAAAGAACATAGACGTTGCGGATATTGGTGACGTCAGCCGTGTTTCTATTTACCAATCATTGACAAAGAATGAAGAAGGCGAAGCAGAGGTCCACGACCTTGCTGCGATTCAGTTTTCTCCGACATGGGACAGTGGTCCAAAATGGCCTGTAATTCAACAAGGTCCTTCAATCAAACTGCCAACTAAAAAAGCACGCACTCTAAAGAAAGTCAAGTTCAAAAAGTGTGTAGTGGTTCCAGACGCACAGATTGGTTACTACCGTGGTCGTGACGGAAAACTAGAACCAACTCATGACGAGAGCGCAATCAAAATCGTTCTTGAATTGATTCGTTCTGTAGAACCAGACGTCGTAGTTTGTGTTGGAGACAACCTTGACTTCCCTGAAATGGGCAAGTACTTAACTACACCCGCCTATCAACAAACTACTCAAGCGGCAATAGACAGGGCTACGTTACTGTGTGCAGAACTTCGTGACGCCGCACCCTACGCAAACATTGTTTGGCTCGCTGGAAACCACGAAGAGCGTATGCCAAAATACCTTCTTACCAACGCCGCAGCAGCGTACGGCTTACGTAAAGGAAACATGCCACAGTCGTGGCCCGTTCTCACTGTTCCATATCTGTGTCGTATGGATGATTACAAGGTGGAGTACCGCCCTGGTTATCCTGCGTCCGATTATTGGATTAATGAGAAACTCAGAATTATCCACGGTGACCGTGTGAAGTCTTCTGGCTCAACGGCTCACGTTTATTTGAACAACGAAAAGACGAGCGTGATATATGGACACATCCACAGGATTGAGACGGCGTTTAAAACAAGGGAAGACTTTGACGGTCCTCGTACTATTATGGCTGCTTCCCCTGGTTGTCTTGCCCGCATTGATGGTGCTGTACCGTCTACAAAAGGTGGTGTGGACCTTGACGGGCGTCCGATTGTTCGGTACGAAAACTGGCAACAAGGGGTAGGGATTGTTACGTATGAGGACAAAGGGGAGCACAAGTTTTCATACGAAGTAATGCCAATTTACAGTGGGTGGGGTATGTACCGAGGTGTTGAGTTCTCCGCCAACTGACCATGACAACTATTGTTGGTATTCAGGGAGATGAGTTTGCGGTAGTCTGTGCAGACTCTCGTGTCACTACGAGTGATGACACCCGCCAAATAGGAACTTTGCGAGAGGGTTCTGGAAAACTGGCACAAAACGGAAAATACATCATTGGTGCTGCTGGAGATGTTCGTGCTATCAACATTCTGCATCACGTCTTTCAACCACCTACTCCTCCACAAAACATTCGTGGAAAGAAGTTAGACCAGTTTTTTACGTCCAAGTTTGTACCATCTTTGCGAGAGTGCTTTGACGCACAGGGTTATTCAGTCCCTGACCGTGACGATAAAGAACACATTGCCGAGCAGGGGTCGTCCATTATTGTTGCTATTAACTCTCAACTATACGTAATTGAGTCTGACTATTCGTGGTCGTCCGAAGCCTCTGGGTTGTACTCATTGGGTAGCGGTTCGTCGTATGCCCTAGGTGCTATGACGGTATTAATTCGTAACAAAAAACTAAACTCTCAGCAGGCAAAAAGCATTGCCCTCCGTGCCTTAGCCATTGCTTCTAAATATGACTCTGGAACTGGTGCTCCTTATCAAGCATTTGTGCAAGGGCAAAAAGTTAGCGCAAAACGGCGTAAAGCGGTATAATTGTCACAATCACTTATAGGAGAAATTATGTCAAAAAAACTGCAAGTATCCGCACTAGCCGACGTCGCAACCAAGGGTGGCGCAGTGGGAGTCGTTTCCTACCTGTTTGCTACTTGGGAAATTGACCCTGCTCTTAACATCGTGGTTCTTCCCGTCCTTTTGTACCTACTCAATGCCGCAAGTACGTGGGTTGGAGACCCTGCTATTGCCAACTTCTTTGTCAAACAAAGCAAGGTCGTTGAGGCTGCCGTTAAAGAAACTGTTGCCCAACCAACCGCTGTTGCACAGGTTCCTGCCGTTAAGAAAGCCGTTGATAAGAAAAAGAAGAAGTAATTTATAAATGGCAATTGATTTTTGGTCACCGTCTTATCGTGCCGCCGCCAGTGACCTGACGGTAGCCATCAGCCCGTTGGGGTTGGTGGAACTTGCCGATGAAGAGTTTGAGGTTCATGGTCCACGCCTGAATCGTTACTCGTCGGCTTGGGCATGGTACTTGGGTCACCACTGGGCATACCGACGTGAGATGGGCGAATCCGCCTTTTATCTCAACTATGTTCGCACAATGGCAGACTACATTACCAATTTTTGTTTTGGTAAAGGTGTCCAATTTAAATGCCCAGAACAAAACACTGCCATCATTCCGCACTTGTTAGATGACGTTTGGAATAGTCATAACAACAAGCATAAAGTGTTGTGGGAAATGGGGCAATTGGCGGGAGTCACTGGAGACTGTTTTGTTAAAGTTGCCTATGAAGAACCGTATGTAGACACCGTTGGAATCCCTCACGAAGGTCGTATTCGTGTCATTCCGCTCAACCCAGCGCATTGTTTTCCTGAGTACCATCCTCATGACCGTGACAGGTTGTTGAGGTTTAAACTTAAGTATCGTTTTTGGGGAACGTCTGCTGAGGGCACACGACAGGTTTACACATTTACAGAAATCTTGTCTGATGAAATGGTTCAGCAGTTTATTAATGACGAATTGATTGACGAATATCCAAATGCGATTGGTTCAGTCCCAGTCGTACACATTCCCAATGTGAGTATTTCATCGTCGCCGTGGGGCCAGTCGGATATCTGGGATATCATTCCATTGAATCGTGAACTCAACGAAAAGATGGTTGAAGTTTCAGACATCATCAACTATCACGCTGCCCCTGTCACCATTATTACTGGTGCTAAGGCAAGTCAACTTGAGCGTGGTCCTAAGAAGGTTTGGGCAGGTTTGCCAAAGGACGCACAAGTATTTAACCTTGAGTCTCGTGGCGAAATGGCTGGAGCCTTGGAATACATCCAATTCTTAAAGCGAACGATGCACGAAATTACGGGCATTCCTGAAGCAGCATTGGGACAATTCCAACCAGTATCCAATACCAGCGGCGTGGCTTTGGCTATCCAGTATCAGCCATTGATGAATCGTTACTCAATGAAGAAAACGCACTTTACAAAAGGGCTTGAACGTATTAACGAACTTGTCATTCGTACTGCTGCTATCTTCCGACCAGAAATGCTTGTGTACAACCCAATGCGGTCAGCACGTCCAGAGCGGGACCATCTAACTCAATTAGACCCAGCAGACCCAATTACTTATAAAACTACCGTTCATTGGCCTGAGCCGCTGCCCGTTGATGTGCTTATCAAACTTAACGAAGTGCAGGCAAAAATGGGTCTTGGTTTGGAATCCAAGCGGGGCGCTTTGCGTATCCTTGGAGAGGAGTTCCCCAACGAAAAGATGGAAGAAATCTTTGAAGAACTCATGGATGACGCTATTGACCAAGGTGCGTTGACCATGCTTAATTCTCAAATCCAAATGGCAGTCATGCTCGCAACGGGCATGGTTCCAGGTGGTGAGGGACCCGCAGCGACATCGGCAGGTGGTTCTGACGTGTCATCTACGGGAGATTCTGGAGCGGGCATGCCTGGAATGGCTGTCGGCCCTGTAGAATCAGACCTGATGAATCAAATGGTTAGTAGGGCTTATGGCGCAAGGTTAGCCCAGCGTCGTAATCCTAGTGAAGAATAAAACGTTTAATTACTCAAGTTCATATCAGCCAAACTAGCGAGGTAGTACACATGGCAAAGCAAGCACAGGATGAAGTCGTCATCCCAGTAGAAGCGACTGAAACCTTTAAAAATGAGGCTGCTGAAGTAACTGGTCAGCAAGCCAAGCAACGAACCTTCACCGAAGATGAGGTGGAGAACATTCGTAAGCAGGAAAAAGACAAGTTGTACAAGAAGGTGGACGATGCGGATACCCGTGTCAAAAACCTTGAACAGCAGTTGAAAGTCATGGCAGACGAGCGTGAGGCTGCTCTTAAGGAAGCAGAGAAGCGGGCAAAGGCCGAGGCTAAGGCTCTTAAAGAAAAAGAGTTTGAGGAGTTGTCGGCTAAAGAACTACTCCTTCGCCAAGAGACCGAGTTCAACCAAAAACTCAATACGGTTGAAAGCGAGTGGAAAGCCCGCCTTGAGGAAATTGACCGTGACCGTCAGGCTCAGGCAGCCCTTTTGGAGAAAGAGCGTCGTCACCAAGAGTTACAAAATTACATTGGTCGCCGTATGCAGGAGGAACAAGAGCACATCATTCCAGAACTCATTGGCATGATTAGTGGTTCCAGCGAAGAAGAGATTGAATCACAAATTAACAGGTACAAAGAAGTTAGTTCTGCTATTCTTGAAAATGTTCAAAAGGCGACAGCGGAAACCCAAAGTCGCTTGAAGGGTGCGGGGGTCACAGCCCCACCCGTTGGGCCAATGGAAACTCAGATGGAGCAGCAAACGTTGACAGCCGAAGATATTAAAAACATGTCAATGGAACAGTATCAGAAAATGCGTGAGAGACTCTTGAACGCACGTTCTTCACGGGGACGTTTCTAACGAAACCGTTTGGAACAAACAACTAATAAACAACAACTATCCACGGAGGATATTTCCCAATGGCACTTCCAGCACCAGCAGGTGGTTCAATCACAGGAGCAAACCTAGCGTCAATTACGACGACTGGTTACTCATCTGACACCACGCTGTCACCCGCAATCCAGACAATTTGGAGCAAGGAAATCTTGTTCCAGGCAATGCCCGTTCTGCGCTTTGAGCAGTTCGCAGTGAAGAAGACCGAACTTGGCGTGATGCCTGGTCTCACCGTGAACTTCATGCGTTACACCAACCTCTCCACCAACGCTTCTGTTGGCGCAGAGTTGACTGAAGGTGTGCGCTTGGAGCCGAACGCTCTGTCTGCCTCGCAGATTCAAATTACGGTCAAGGAACAGGGCAACGCAGTTGCCGTCACCGAACTGTTGCTCAACGCAGCGTTTGATGACGTCATGGCGTCGGCTTCACGTCTCCTTGGTCGTCACATGGCACAGTCCATGGACATTCAGGCACGTAACACGCTGTACGCTTCGGGAGTTCCCTTCGGTGGCGGCGCAGCCGTTCCGCCGAGCGTGGTCTTTGGTCGTCTGACCAACGGTGCTACCCGTGGTTCCATCGCCCCGTACGAGTACAGCGCCGCTGGTAGTGCAAGTGCTCCTGGCTACCTCTCGCCTGCAACCATCAAGGATGCAGTTGAGGTGTTGGCTGGTCAGAACATTCCTCGCCTTGGCGATACTTACGTGTGCTTCGTTCACCCGTCGCAGAGCCGCTCGCTCCGTGACTGGCCTGAGTTCATTGAAGTCACCAAGTACGCTGCTCCTGGCAACTTCATGCTGGGTGAAATTGGTCGCCTCTACGACGTTGTGTTCATTGAGACCACGCAAGTGCTCAAGGGACCGAACGGTTCGGTGGACGTGAACCCCAGCAGCGCTGGTGTCCAGGACCCGCATGCCGACTCGTACAGCGCCATCATGATTGGTGACAACGCTTTCGGTCAGGCAATCGCACTTCCTGTTGAACTCCGTGACGGTGGCGTCATTGACTTTGGTCGTGAGCACGGTTTGGCGTGGTACGCCATCTGGGGCTTCGGAGTCATCACGCACGAGAGCCGTGTGCTCATCAACACCAAGGGTGGCGCAATCGGGGCTTCCTGATAGCGACAACTCAAGTAGTTGGGGTCGGTAGGGTGGCAATTACGCCCGCCGACCCCGCTATACTTATGAAACACAATTAGGAGACAATCATGGCTAGGAAAATTAATCAATTTGCGGAACCTGTTGAAGATGAAACCGAGGTTGAAGTTGCGATGCCCGTTCCTACGGAAGAAAGCAACTTGAAACAAGCCCGTGTCAAAGGTACATGGAACATGTACTGGGGCGGTTCGGTGTATAATTTTGTGGACGGAAAACGATTCAACATACCCAAGGATTTGTACAACTACCTGCGTAAGAATGGTAATATCTACGACACTCTTGAGTAGGGAGTAATATGGCAGGGTTTACAATCCCCAACGCCCCAGATACCGACAAATCAACGCTTGACCAGTCTGAGCCAGACCGTGTTGATTTTGAAATTCTAGGTAATCGTAGAAAAGGCGTTGTTGCCACTGCTGCCGTAACCGCTGTTTCTGGTAATACGGTTGCCGTTGCTGCTGGAACAATTGCTTATGAGGGCACGGATTATGCGCTGTCGGCAAACGGGGCTTATGCTCTGTCTGCTGCCCCGTCTTCTGGCAATAGGTTTGATTTGGTAGTTGCACGTTATGCAAGCAGCGCAGTAACCATTCAAACAATTACTGGTGTTGCCAGTAGCACCAATCCCGTGTTCCCAGCCTTGCCCAGTACCGACGTTGTTTTGGCAGCAATTCTGCGCCGAGCCAACGAGTCAATTATTGCTAATGACATTATTGATAAGCGTGCTTTTGTTCTTTCTAATGTTCCAGTTCCAACAACGCTTGACAGCCTTTCCGACGTTACCGCCCCTTCCCCGTCTAGCAATCAAGTGTTGCAGTGGAACGGTTCGGCGTGGGTAAATGCAACCATAGTTACTACAATTAATGGAGACGACGGAGAAATCGTGCTTGGTGGACAGGTATTTAGTTAAAACTTCATGTCCCTAGAACGCCCAATTCCACGTCCTACTGGAACAGTTGAGGACATGTTAGCCATTAAACGAACGACGGTTCGCCGTCACCGTGAAGCGCAACCGTCTATTAACGCTCCAGAACAAGACACGCTTCCTGGTCCTGACTCATCGGACGAATAGCATATGGCACACTTTGACCAAGCGATTACGGACAAGATTACCGAAATATCACGCTCATACCTTCGTGACTTTCCACGTTTCTTTCAGGTTGCATTTGACAATGTTTCACGCACGTACGAATTAGGCCACCCAAACATTGATAAAGATAGTTTGTACATTGCTGTTTATACATCAAATGCGGCAAATGAATTGGCGGCATCAGCATTTTCCTTAGACACCAGAAATGGCATCGTGCGTATGACATCTACGCCTGCTGCTAATAGTCGTTTAATGGTTGAAGGTTACTACTACGAATGGGTCTCCCCAGATGACATGGCGTACTACGCCCATCATGCAATTGAAGAACATGTTTATAACTTGGCTATCCCTCTTGAAAACATGTCTGACATTGTTATTAACACGATTGGTTTGGCTACGGTGGTCAAATCTTTGTGGGCTTTGTTGGGAGAATACAGCCGTGACATTGACGTCATGACTTCTGAGTCAGTGCATATCCCTGGCAGCCAACGTTACCGAATGGTGCAAAGCCTTTTAGAGTATTGGCAAAAAGAATATGAAAACCAAGCCAAGGCCCTTAACATTGGCGTCAATCGCATTGAGGTGCTTAACCTCAGCCGTGTCTCCCGTACGACCAACCGTTATGTACCCATCTATGTTGCCCGTGAAATCGGTGACTACGGTCCAATCAAACGAGTGTTCCCAGACCGTGACAAAGGCACTATTGACATCTCTGACCAAGAAGACGATTTGCGTGAAGACGTTTTTGTTGACACCACTCCCCCTGGCAGTCTTTATAACACTGGGCACTTCTGATGGATACCCGTGTTGAACTGGGGCTAATTCGCAAACAGTATCGTGAGTACAGCCGACATGCTGGTGAACATGTTGTGTATTACGAATTCCTACCCTTTGGCGCAGCAGCCAGCGCAAGCGGTTCGTATTTTGACCCCGTATACGATGAGGGCATTGCAGGAGCGGGTGGTCGCAAATACAAAAACGGTGTCATTGTCCCTGTGCTCATGATTACCGAAACAGAAGACCAGAAACGCTCAATTCCTGAAGGTCGTCAGCCAGTTGAAGTTGTTAACTTTGTAGCATCCATTGACGAATTTAGACGTGCTGGCATCACCGACCCATTTGAGTACAAACAACACCTCAACGATTTGTTCATTTACGACGGTAGGTACTTTACTGTAACGTCGTACAAAGTGCGTGGTCGTATGCGAGATGACATTATTATCGTTGTTGAAGGTTTGGAAGTGTACATTAACCAAGAATACCCATTTGACCCTACGACCACGTTCAATAGCGTTTCATCTCTGCCTTGGCCTTCTTCGCTTCCCACTATCTGATAAAATTGGTTTAACTTTGACGAGCGTCAAAGGGTACAACTGCCTAGAAGAATCGGAGTGCTATGAGCACTGAGTCAATGCCGTCTGCCCGTTCTTCTAGACCCTCTTTTTTATCGGGCACTTTGGAAATTGTAAAGTACGCAGAGTTTCTTTCCAAAGAATATGCAAAGGCATTGGCTAAGTCCAT